ACAGCCGTGTGGTGTTCTTCGTTCGCGACCCGAATCGCCTGGTGTTCCACATCCCCATGGCGCTGAGGTTCGCGGCTCCGCAGTACAAGAACCTGGCGATCAACGTCCCTGGCGAGGCCCGATGTGGTGGACTCGAAGTCCGCTACAAGAAGTCCATGTACTACCTGGACAAGGTACTGGCTGCTGGCTAACCACCATGGACATTGCCGGTTTCCGCGCACGCTACCCGGAGTTCCCAATCTCATTGGTTGGTGACGACGTGGTGACGTTGTACCTCGGCGACGCCGCCCTCTACATCGGGGAGCGGTTCGAGGAGTATGCGGAAATCGGCACCGGCTATCTGGTTGCCCACTGGGTTCAACTCTGGTTGAACGCCCAGACACAGAACCCCGCGCTTCTCAATTCGGGTGATGTTGTTTCCCGAAGTGGTGGGCGCGGGTATTCCTTCTCACGCTCGGGCTCCGCAGTTGATGCCCAGCAAGCGGATCCGTTTCTCAAGACTGCATACGGTCAGCAGTACGTTGACCTTCGCGATCGCCAAGGTGCGGGCGACGTGGTGGGCGGGGAGTCGTTCGAGCAGACCTTGAAGCTCGACACCCCGGACAACTTGATCAGCAGGTTGCTCGGATGACCATTGCATCCATGGAGCTTGAACAGAACGACTTCGAGGTGTGCAGCACCCTCGGATTTCCCGTTACATTCACGCGCCCCGTGGCGACCAACGTCTCTGCCGGTGGCGTCGTCACGCCCGGAACGTCGATCACCGCTTCGGGCGTTGGCAACTTTATTGCTTTGTCCGCCTACACCGACAACCGCGAGGAGCAGAAATCTCTTGCCCAGCGTAAGGTGAAGGCGTTGCACGTGCTCGCGCGAGGGCTCGCGGGGTTCGAGCCTCAGCCTCAAGACCGCGTGTCCATCAATGGCACTGCCTGGCGTGTGGAGTCTTCCACCCCCGACATGCCTGCGGGCGACATCATCTCTCACAACATGATCGTGGTGTTGCTGTGAGCTTTTCGACCAGCGTAGCAGCGCGCACCAAGGCGCAACTGGATGCCGTGATCCGCATCCGCAAGGCCGCAATCCTCGACCTCTGCGGCAGCACCATCGCGGCCACCCCCGTGCTTACCGGCCTCCTGCAAGGCAACTGGCAATCGAGCTTGGGCAGCCCGCGCGAGGGCGAACTCAACATCCGGCCCATGAACATGGCCATCGCCGAAAGCGTTGCGGCCGTGTCCGAGATGAAGGGCGACGAGGTTTTCTACTTCCGCAACAACTGCCCGCATGCGTGGCCGTGCGAGATGGGTTGGAGCAAGAAGGCCCCCGCTGGCATGCTTCGCAGGAACGTGTCGCGTGTCAATCAGATCATCAAGCGCGCGTGCAAGGGCGGTGCTCTGTGAGCATGGCCAACGCGCAACTGGCGCTTACCACGTCGGTGCTGTCCACGCTGGGCGCGATCCCCGTCGAGCGTGAGAATGCGGCTTTCAGCAAGCCGACCGATGCGAAGTGGTGCCGCTTCACGTACCTGCCCAACGTGCCCGAAGGGGAAACCCTCGGCGACCTGGGAGAAGACAAGCAGACCGGGATCGCACAGGTCGATTTCTTCTATCCCATTGGCCAGGGTGACGCCGCGGCCATTGCCGACGCCGAGACGTTCCGCGCGGCGTACAAGGTCGGGCACTCGTTCATCGCCAACGGGCAGACGATTGTGATAAGCAAGTGCGGGCGCTCGCCGGGGCGGCTCGAAGATAACTGGTTCCACGTGAGCGTTACCGTCAACTGGTACGCTCTCATTCCACGCTAAGGAGACAACATGGCTGACGGCGCACGGCACTCAATAGGCTACATACCCGAGGTTACTTACGGCACTACGCCGACAAGCACGCCCGCGTTTCAGCTTTTGCGGAACACAAGCGTGTCGCTGGCGTTGCAGAAAGACGGGCTCAAGTCGGAAGAAATCCGGCCGGACTTTCAGCTCTTCGCGTTCCGCCAGGGTGCCTACAAGATCGCAGGCGACATCGGGATCGAAATGTCCTACGGGACGTACGATGACCTGCTCGCGAACCTGCTCAAGAGCACCTGGGGAGGCGCCGGAACGAACGTGCTTAAGGCGGGCGTGGCCCGGTCTTCGTTCACGTTCGAGCGGAACTTCGCGGACATCGCCGACGACCCCTACCACTGGTACACCGGATGTGAGATCGACAAGATGACGCTGACCTTGGCCAACAACGCCATTGTCAAGGGCCAGTTCTCGCTGCTCGGCCAAAACATGACCATCGGGGCGGCGGCTATGACTGGGGCCACACACACGAACCCCACCACCACGCCCGTGTTCGATGCCTTCACCGGTACGATCAACGAAGGTGGGTCATCCATCGCGGTTGTGACCGAGCTTCAACTTAGCATCGCGGCTGGTTTGCAGGGTCGTTATGTGGTGGGCTCCAAGCTGTCGCGCCGCCCGACGCCTGGGTTTTTCGACATCACGGGGACGCTGACGGCGTACTTCGAGGACTCGACGATGCTCAATAAGTTCATCAACTGTACCGAGTCGTCGGTGTCATTCACGCTGATGGACTCGCTGAACAACAGCTTGCAGGTCAACATCCCCCGCGTGATTTACACGGGCGCGCCGCCCGACGTGAAGGGCATCGGACCCGTCACGCTGGCCATGCCGTTTCAGGCATTGCTGGACGCCACCACGACCAACAGCAACATCGTCATCACGCGCACCCCGCACGCATAACCAACACCACCGGAGGGCAGAACCATGGCTGATAAGTCGAAGTATTTCACACGCTCGCGCGCGAACGCGGGCGTGATTCTCAACATCAAGACACCCGAGGGGAAAGACGCGGGCGACTGGCTGCGCGTCTTGGGTGTGGACTCCGATGCGTTCCGCGACGCCAAGACGGCCACGCATCGAAACCTGATGGTCATTGCACAGATGCCAACCCCGGAAGAGCGCAAGGCTGCCACGGTGGATGAAGAGTTGCGTCTGACTGCGACTCTCGTGTCAGGGTGGAGCTTTGACGATCCCTGCACTGAGGCAGCAGTGCTTGACTTTTTGCGCGAGGCCCCGCAGGTTGCGCGCCAGATTGACGACCTCGTCTACAACCGTGGCCGTTTTTTCGGGGTCGCGTCGAGCAGCTTGCCCGACACGCAGAAACAAGTTTCCGACTCGACAAACGCCCAGCCGGTGGCGGACAGTCAGAGCGGGCAAACCTAGAACAAGTCTGGAAGACCTGGAAGGCACAGGGCCGGACGGACAAACCGGACGGCCTGACCCTTCCCGAGCTGCCCGAGGAGCTTGCGTATGTATGGGGCTGGTGGCATGAGCTGTTCAATGGCGAGCGCCTGACATATACTGAGATCCGCAACTGGTCGGAAGTAACCGGAACGACAATCACAGGCTGGGAAGCAGACCTGATCAAGTCCATCGACCGCATTTTTTGGAAGGTGCAAAATGAGTGAAGCCACAGAGCCCCTTGAACTGAAGGTGATCTCTGATGGCTTCGAGCTTGCGAACAAGCGCATGCAGGAGACTGCGGCGATCAGCAAGCAACTCGAAGGTACGGCCGCAACACTGCAAAGCAAGGTCGCCGTTTCATCGGCCAGGCTGACCGAGCACGGCCACGCAGCACGAGAGGCTGCAACTGGGTTGCAGGCCATGGAGAAGGCCGCCGTTAGTGCTGGCGGTATGGGCGGGGCCGGGTTGTCCATGTTTGAAAAGGCTACCGTCCGCCTGGGCGAGAGCATGCAAGAGGGTGGGCATGAGGCTGTAGCCTTCGGGGCAAAGCTGGCCCTAGGCTGGGCGTCATTCGAGGGTGCGAAGCACGTCATTGAAGAGACGATCCACGCGACGGTTGAGTACCAGTCGATCATCGCGCGCCTGGAAGGCATCACGGGGAGCACGGAAGACGCTAAGGAGAAGTTCGAGGAGCTTGAAGCAGTCTCGAAAAAGACGATCTTCACGGAAGACCAGCTCGCTAACGCCTTCATCCACTTGAAGCAAGTTGGCCTCGACCCCACCGATGAATCCCTCAAGGCGTTCTCCAACATGGCTAGCGCGTTCGGCACGGACGTGGGCAGCATTTCACAGGCCGTGGTCATGGCTTCCATGGGGATGTATCGCAGCCTGCGACAGTACGGCATTAGTGCAGAAGAAGACGGCAACAAGCTGAAGGTCACGTTTCGCGGACAGACCGAGACGATCAACAAGACCGCCGAATCGGTGCAAGCCTACTTCACCAAGCTGGGAAACAACCAGTTTGCTGGTGCGGCTGCCCGCCAGCTCGATACCATGGGGGGATCTCTCAAGGAGCTATCCGAGGCTTGGGAGCATCTTTACCGCAACATCGGCAACAGCGTGATCGGAGACATCATCAAGACCAGCATCGGCGATGCTGCCTGGGTGATTGATGGGCTGGGGAAGTCCATCGAAGCGCTGCTGTTCACCATCTCCAAGAAGCCGCCCGGTATGAGCAAGGAGAAGCGGGATGTTCTGGACCACTTCATGGATGGCAAGTGGGGTGAGGAAGAGGAGAGCCAAGCTGAGACAATCGCCGATAAAATCCGCGACATCCACGAGAAGGCACAGAGCAAGGAAGATGTTGCTTTGCGCACACACCTGGCTAATCGAAAAGCGATCTTGGCGGCGTCAACGGACGAAGAGTTTCAGGCCGCCTACGACTTCGATGCGCGAGCCGCTTTGGCAGAAGAGGACGCAGCGTATGCAAAAATAGCAGGGGGTGACAAGAAAGATAAGAAGCCCAAGGGCGACACTGGCGAAGCATTCGACAAGGGCATGCGCAAGCTGTCGGCCGACAACCGCAAGGCGTTCTTGGACGATCTTGACGCCAAGCTGGAAGCCAACGACAAAGAACTGGAAGGAATCAAGAAGACCCTCAAAGGGGAAGAGGATGCGATCCGAGAAAGCTACGAAAAGCGCAAAGAGGTCCTGAACGACTATAACGACGAGGGCGGCGTCCTGCGCAAGAAGAACGAAGACCAGTGGGCTGCGCACATGGACGAGGTTGCGCAGCAGAAGCACGGCGCCGCACGCGACAAGACCAACAAGCACGCCGATCTCATGAGCCCCGCCATGACTGATGTTGAGCGCATTCGCGACGACGAACGCCGCAAGTTGGAAGCCGCCCAAGAGGCGCGAGACGAAGACCTTGTTTCGGAAGCGGAACACGAGAAGCTGAAGGTTGAGATCCACAAGCAGGCCAACATTCAGATCCGTGAAAGCGACGCTGCGCTGATGCAGCAGTCCACGCAGAACGCCGAGATGATTTTTGCAAACCTGGCCGAAGCGTCCAAGCGTTCAGGGGCCAAACAGAGTGACGTTTACAAGACCCTGTTCGCCGCACAGAAAGCATTCGCCGTCGCGAGCGCGGGCGTATCCATGGCAGTCGGCATGGGGAAGGCCATGGAGCTGGGTTGGCCTGCGGGCATCCCGGCCGGGCTCGCTGCCGCCGCCGAGGGTGCGAAGATCATCGCCATGATCTCAGCGGCAAACTACTCGGGAGCCCACGACCTGGGCGGGCGCATCCCCGCAGGCTCGATTGGCCTCGTGGGCGAGCGTGGCCCAGAGCTTGTGCGAGGCCCAGCCGACGTCACCAGCCGCGCGGACACGGCTAAGATGATGGGTGGCGGATCGCCCAACATCACGGTCAACGCCAGCTTCGATCCGCACGAGGCCGTCAACCGCTACCTGTCCAGCACGCAGGGGGTTCGGACGGTCAACATCCACCTTCAGAAAAACCACCGCACGATCCAAGCGTTGGGCAACCGATGACCGTAGCGTGGCCATTCATGCCTCAAATGAACGTGGTGGAAAGCCTCGAATGGCTGACCAGCATCATCAAGTGCAAGCGTGCGGAATACCCGCAGTGCTTGTGCCAGATGCCGCGCACGTCCTACGCTTTCAAGTACCAGCTCGAAGACATCGACTACGCGGCTGCGCGCGAGCTTGCCCGCGTGGTGGGCGGCGATCCGGTGTACGTGCCCGACTGGCCCAATGCTACGCAGATTCCAACCATTGGCGCAGCTACCGTCACGCTGCCCGTGACTACGACCCACGCGCCCGCGTACCGCCAAGGCGGCTTCGCCCTCGTGTGGGGTAGCAACGCCAGCTACGAGGTTGTCTCGGTGACATCGGTCGTCAATGGGGGCTTGGGCACCATATCGATCAGCGCGACCGTCGCAGGCTATACGCTCCCATGGGTCGCGCCCCTGCGTGTGGGCACCTTCTCGCAGGACTTCACGGGCGACCGTGGCCCGCACACGTACTCGCAAGCCAGCGCCGCGTTCCTGTGCGTGGATACCGAAGACCTTCTCAGCATGGGCTCTGACCTGTATCCAAGCTACCTTGGGTACCCTCTCGTCACAGACCCCATCGAGGTCATCAACAGCATTTCCGAGCACAACGTCCGCGAGGTTGAGGAGCTGGATTCAAGGACCGGCCCGATCTACAAGTACCCGATCTATGCGACCCCTAACCAGTCGGCGGTGCTGGCGTGGACAGCGCAGAATGCGGCGGACCTGTGGGAACTGCGCGTGTGGCTGCACACCCTGCGCGGGAGGTGGAAGAGGTTCTGGACTTCGAGTTGGAACGGCGACGTGGTGCTGACAAAGGACATCGCGCCGGGTGACAACAGCCTGCAAGTCGCGGCTATGGGCTTCGCCACCGAGTACCCACTGCCCATGGATCTGGCCGTGATGAACGAAGCCACGGGAGTCTTTGTTCCGCTCAGAATTGTAAGCGTGGCGACGTCAGGGGCAAACGAGTTGCTTTACTGGTCGGGTTCGTGGTCCGGATCCACCTGGCCCATGGCTGCGCTTAAGGTGAGCAAGTTAACCCTCTCGCGCCTGGACTCTGACCGCATCGAGATCCAACACCTCCCCGGCCGTCAGGCGACCATCGTAGCCGCAACTAAAGAGGTTCCGATCTACCCATGAGCTACGCGGCGAAGGACATATCACAGCAGGAGAGCAACCCCGTACTGCTGTTCGAGTTCGCTTCTGGCTCCCAGGTGTGGCGCTACGCCGCCGCGCCAGAGACGCTTTCCAAGGGCGGGCGAACGTGGGGCCCAGAGGCGATCATCTGCGGGCCTATCGCGCATACAGGGGATGTCCCCAAGGATCAGATCGATCTGAAGCTGCCAATCACCAACCCGGTGGCGGCGCTGTTCTTGAGCTACGCGCCAGACGCCGTGACGACGGTGACGATCTACCGAACGAACTTTGACGATGAAGATCTGCTGACCATTTGGATGGGGCGCGTAGCTTTTTCTTCCGTGTCCGTGGCCACTGTTTCTCTGCAATGCGAGCCCGTCTTCACATCGCTTCGCCGGATGGGGTTGCAGGCCACCTATTCGCGCATGTGCAGGCACCGCCTGTTTGGGCCAGGCTGCAACGTGAACCCGGCAACCTACGCAGTGGCGAATACGGTCACATCGTTGAGTGGTGCAATCGTAGGGTTTGCATCGCTGACGGGGGACTTCAAAGGCGGTACGCTGAAGTCGCCCAACGGATCAATCTTTTTCATCGTTGAGCAGAACAGCACCACGATCACGCTCATGCGACATTCGAGCGACCTTGCGCAGAACATGGTTGCGCACCCGAGCGGGTTCGCCGTCACGCTGTACCCCGGCTGTGACCACTCCACCTCGGGGTGCGCGACATACAACAACTTTGGCAACTTCGGCGGGTGGCCAGGCATCCCGCGCATTAACCCATTCAACACCACAACGAGGATCTTCTAATGGCTTGGTTCGTTGCTGGTGTCACTATCGCGGCGTTCATCTACTCGCTCTACATGCAGAGCAAGATGAAGCCACCCACCCAGGCGCCGGGCCAGGTGCAGGGGCCAACGGCCACAGAGGGGATCGCAATTCCCGCGGTGTTCGGCACGCGCGAGTTAACACAGATCAATACGTGCTGGTACGGAGACCTTCAGATCATTCCGGTGAACAACGATCAATACTACTATGCAGGTCTTCAGATGGGGATCTGCCATGGGCTGATCGATGAGCTGATGCAGATTTTCGTTGCCGGCCAGCCTTACATCAACGACGGGGGTACGCTTGTAGCAGATGACGGATCGGCGGGTGTGCCCCAGCAGCTAGGCGGCGGCGGCACTGGCAATAACATCTACGTCGGGCCTGACTCCGTTCTCGGTGGGTGGGAATTGAACAAGGGCGCCGTCAGTGTGGCGGGGACAGACGCGGGCGAGGACGACTACATGGCTGAAAAGCTCGGCTACACCCTAGGGCCTAAGTACAAGGGCGTGGCGTCGGTGGTGTTCCAGGGTGGGCGCATCGGCACGAGTCCGTACCTCAAGCCCTGGACGTTCATCGTCAAGCGCATCCACACGCGCCTAGGCGGGGCAAGCGTGCAGTGGTACGACGCTAAGGCCGAGATTTCCAACGGCGAGCGCAGCTTGTCCGACGTGTGGAAGTACAAGGTTACGAACGACTGGACCGACTTCAGCGCCGTGAGCTATGACGATTCTGACTGGGCACAGGGGCCTGGTGGCATCGGCAACGCCATTGTCAAGGTGGACGTGGGCAAATACTTCAATTGGCCTAATTACTACATCCCACCTTGCGGAACGCAGCTTCCCACGGATGGCTCGACGGTTCTGGGAACGTGGCCGAATGGCCGCTCGGTCGTGGGAACCAAGCTATGGATGCGCTGGAACATCGGCGCGCTGCCAGTCTTCCCCCTGAACGTGCGCATGTGGCACGACGATACGGGAGAACTGTGGTTCAACGGCACGCCCATCACGCTAACGCCAACGGGGCAGGGCGAGATGGCGCAGTACAACTCGACCGCAGTCATTCCGAAGGAATTGATCAACACTGGCGGCATCAACGTCATTGCGTATCGAGTGATCAATGGCTCGGACGCGAGCGGGAACCATGTCGGAACCGGGCAGTTCATCTACGCTGGCATCCAGGTGGGGCAGGAGGCCGCTGCGCCCGCTGGCGTGGTGGACATGAACCCGGCGCACATCATCCGCGAGGCCCTGACCGATCCGTACTGGGGCATGGGGTACGCAGAGGCCAACATCAACGACGCCTCTTTTACCGCAGCCGCCGACACGCTCTACAACGAACGCTTGGGGATGTCGCACGTGTGGTCCTCGCAAACGACCATCGAAGACTTCTTGGCTGACATCCTTCGCCACATCACGGGCGTGCTGTACGTAGACCGCACCTCGGGGCAGTTCGTACTCAAGCTCATTCGCAACGACTACACATACGGCGATTTGACTGTGCTCGACGAGTCCAACGTGGTGAGTATTGAGAGCGCATCCCGCAAGCAGCCGGGCGAGCTGGTCAACTGCGTGACCGTTACCTACTCGGCCTCCACGCGCTCGGGCGACCAGGGCAGCGTCACCATTTACGAGGATGGCTTGATTCAAGCGCAGGGCGGGATCGTCTCTGCCCAGATCGACTACCCCGGCATCACGTCGCAGGCCAACGCCGCCAAGCTCGCGCTGCGCGACCTGCGCATGTTGTCCACGCCGCTGCTTTCCTGCACGGTCATTGCGGCAAGGCAGGCGGCGGGCTTCAACATCGGATCCCCCTTCGTGCTCAACTGGCCTGACCTCGGCATTAACTCCATGGTCATGCGCGTGACGGGTATCCACCTGGGCGACGGCATCGACAACTCGATCAAGGTCGAATGTTGCGAGGATGTCTTCTTCTACCCGTCGCAGGCTCTCACCGTGCCAAACCTTCCGTTGCCAAGCCCCGTCGCGCCCACCACGCCGCTGGCGTTTGAGGAGTACAGGACGGCACAGGTGCTCGATGCGAACGACCGAGGCGCGGTGGTGGCGGCGTTCAGCGCGTCCGCCTGGGCAGGTACCGGTGTCGTGTTCAGCATATTCGCGCAGATCTCCCCTGGCGTGATGGAGCGTACAATCGCAGGGCCGCTCACCGCCGACATGTTCGATGGCATGAACCCCTTCACCGGCATTCAGGGCGGAACGGGAACCGGCGCGTTTGGCGCGGATGCCTGGGCAGTGGGCCGATCTTTCCTTGCGTTGTCCTTGCCGGGGTCGCTCACCGGCAAGGAGTACGACGGCCCCTATGTGGTCGATGACATCGGAGGCCACTGGGAAGAGGCCGTAGGCGGTGGGTACTCTTTCGTCGCCACACACGCGCGCATGCACCGCGACCCCGACTTCAGCACGTCCGATGCCTTCGCCAAGGATATGGTGGTCCAGGTATTGAACGGCACGACCTACGGCGCGCACTTCTTGCAGATGCAAACGGACAACATCGTGCTGGGGGTGGCTCCCATGGCCTCGGTAGACCTTGGCACCACTTCACCGCTTGTTAG